AATTTTCTAACCTGGTCCAAGGACACTCAAGTGTTCTACTGAAACCTAAGTGCATTATCCAAGCACATAAAGGTAATGATATGTAAAACGGTTCACATATTAATAGTAATGGCACCGATACTCCGGCTAGTATTAAAAATGTCCAATGTAACCATTGTATTAAAAATAAAATTATCTCGTCTATTATCCTCATTTCTTTTCCCATATCCAAATTGGTTCACAAAATCTTTTATCTTTAGTTTCTTCAGCGAGTTTTAGTGACTCCTCACTATATTGTGTGGTATCTTTCGCAGTTCCAGCTCCACCACTATTAGGTCTTTTTGCCATCTCCATTCCAATACAACCTATATATTCCATATCTCTGTATTCATCAAGAAACTCGTTCATAGGATCACATATCTTTAACCAACATCTATCCGATGACCATTTAGAATTAGCATAAACATCTGATATGTTAATGCATAGCTTACCACCACTTCTTAAAGTCGGTAACATATTATCAAGAGCTTTGTGTAGAAATTGATTATTCCAATTATCAATGTCTTTATACCTAACCCAACTTTGATTATCATCATGACTATATCTTTCCACATTAAAATAAGGCGGTGATGTAAATATAATATCAAAGGTGTCTTCGTATCCATCATAATAGAAGTCCTCAGCAGCCTCACAATAGAAGTCAACCTTTTTCATCGTCTCAAACATCGTAAGTTGACCTTCGTAGTAATCAGCCTGTTCTCTGTAAATCGGATGGTTTTCTTTACGAGGATCGACACCAACATACAATTCTGTATTCTGACTTGCAAAGAAACCAGCTAACCTATCCCCCCATCCCATTGAAAAGTCCATAACATTTTTGACCTTAAATAAGTCGTACATAGCTTTTGCTACATTTGGTTTGAACTGACTACAGATGTACTTACGAAGTCCTATCATAACTCTTAATGCTGACCTATCTATCTTTGGTAGTTTAAGACTATATGCTGAACCCATCAATGATGTCATGAACTTTTCAGACTCCCAAGTTCGTTTGGGACCTGGCGATACTGAACCATCTACTGACCATCTGTTATCTTGTTGGAAATAGTTAGATGATTTGTTACCGATATTATTTCTAGAAAAATACCATTGTTCACCTTGATAAGTTAATGGATATTCATAACCATCTTCGGAACGGGCAAACCACTCCCCTTCTTTTAAAATATCGTAAACCCAAGTTCCTTTTAACTTGTTGAAATCCTTACGACAATCTTCTTCGGTCATCTCCATAGTCGGCATCGGATAGTCCATAGCGACTTTTGCCAGACTTTCTTTTACATCATCTTTGTCGAATGTATCTTTTATATAAGTCCATTCTTTTTCATCGATGTGAAGATATGGTTCTTGGTTTTTAAATTTGTCGAAATAATCTAAATACATTATTCTCCAAATAGGTCTTTGAATGCTTGATTCGCAGCTGCCGATTGTTGTGACTTCTTCTTTACTTCCTCTTCTTTCTCTACCTTGATATCGTGGTCACCTCTTGCCCATTCATCGTTTTCAATCTTACTCGCCATCATATCAGCCTGATGTAATATATAAGGTATGTTTGTTTTGAGTTGTCGGTCTTTGGAATAACTAATATAATAACCTTTATTAGCTTCTTCATATAACCCATCGGTCAATCTTAATCCAAGATACTCATTTTCTGTCATCTGAATACCAAAGTGTTGTAACAACCAAATAGCTCTATCTGTTACTGTCATGTATTGTAACTTACCATTGTGTTTGTAAATCAACCCTTGATTCTTTCTGTGCCAGTCTGAATCGTTTGGTGTGTAGTAATCCTCTGATAAATCACCAACTTTACCCAAGTCGTGATGAAGAGCAGCAAATATCAACTCTTCTTTATCAAAGTTATCAATGGTCGCACCATTCTTACCCCAAAGGTCATATATCTGAATGACTAAATCGGTAATGTGTAAAACATGTTCTACATAACCACCAGGATGTGCGTTGTGGAAGTGTTCTTTTCCACTTGCTGGTGCCAACATCATCCTCTCTTCAAAGTAATCATACATTTTGTTTAAGTCATCAAGTCTTTCTCCAGCAAATGTCTCATTGATGAGACTTCTTAGTTTTTCCCAATTCTCTTGGATTTGTTGTGGTGTTAGTTCTTTTGTCATTTGGTAAACTCCTTAATGTCTTTCCATTTTGGTATATTTATGTAACTATCGGCAAAATAACTCTCAATTACTACCTCTATACCATTCATCATTTCATCTGAATAGTTTTCAATGCCAGTTATTTGACCTAAACTTGGTTGGTTAACTTCTGTCTTTAACCAATTTTTTCTTCTTTCAATTCGCCATGAGTCTTTTGTGTTAACATGTTTTCTCATCCCATCACAGTTAGGACAATAAAGTAATATGTTACTTGGATGAATCCAAACAGCAAGTGGAATTGACTCTCTATTCGTTCCTAAAAGTTCATGTTCTAAATTTCTTTTAAATCTGATAAAAACAACTATTGCGTTTTCTCCACAACAGGTACATTTTGATGGAATTCTGTCACGAAATAAAAGTTTTCTAATTAATTTAAATATTAATCTGCCATCCATGTCTTTATTAGTCTTTGGATTTTTAAAACCAACCAATTTACCATGTAAGTTCGCTTTAAACAAATCAACATGTTTTTTAGTCAATTCAAATTTTAGCAATCTTTTTGCGGTGTCAATACCGATATTTTCCTCTTGAATAACAGGATCTACAGTTATTTTTGCTTGTCCATGAACTAGTTTTGCATCATATAAAGTTCTAGTTGCACCTTTGAAGTCAATATTTGTTAAAAATTTAATGTTAGATTGTATACCCTTTACTAAATCATCCTCCCATAAACTTTCGTCTAATTCAAAAGGATCATAAGACATAATATTAACTGTTTTTTTAGGAAAAAGCTTTTTCTTCTTTTTTTCTGCAGACTTTACAGCTTTGTTATATTTTTTTACATCTATTAGTAGGTCAAGTCCCACGGTAATACTCCACAATTTCTAATGTAGATAAAAGGATATTTATTTTATGCTGTTTTATAAAAGATTGATTCTCCTCTGTCATTCTAAATTTTCCCCCACCACCCCATCTATCATAAATTTTATGACAATTCACACAACCTCTAAATCCTAGTTTATTGTTTAAAGTCGAATCTTTAGCTTTTGAGCTAGGATAAAAATGACAATTTTGAAAATATGCTGCAGAAATTTTATCAGAGTGAAAGTTAATTATATTGAAATAGTCCTCTATCGTTAGTTCTTCAATGTCATATTCTTTTCTGTAAAATTCATAAGAAGAGCATCCTCTAAAATTAAAACATGAATTAAAAACAGTATCAGAATTAGGATTATTTTTCAGTTGTAACATTTCCATGATGTTGTTACCTAACTCATTTGAATGATCTGAATTCTTTCTTTTTGCCATATGATATATTACAGAATATTTTGTTTGTTGTCAAGCATTACTTTTTATCTTTTTTATCAACCCATTGATAAGTTGATATTCTCTGATGCGTATCCATAACATTTGGATGTTCCATTAGAGCTCTACGATAAGGCGTGAACTTAATGCCAGAACCCCATCTCTGAGTTATCAATTCTCTTTTGGTCATAATACCTTTGTCTTTTAAATCATCAAGTAATTTTCTCATACCATCACCATTAGGATTAGCAGATGGCGTAGACTCTATCACTTCGTCAATATCTTCTGATAATCTTTTTATTGCGGTAGACCAAGTTAGATTCTCTTTCACATAATCTAGCGATTCTTGTGCCTTCTCATCTCTGTACTCATCATCATCCAAATACTTTTCCAATAGTTTGATAGCATAGTCATAGCCCGTAAAGTAGTCAGCAGTAGGATTTAACTCGTGATAATAGTCAGCATCAAACATAATGAAAGGACAACCACTCATCATTCCATCAGTTGTCGCAACAGACCATCCATTATATTTTTGAGGTGGTGAATAACCAACTTTACATTCACTTAGATAATTATGATATGATTCTTTGTCATCAAATTTAGTATCATCAATGTAACCACCGTTTTTCTCCAACCTTTGTTGCCATGTTAACTCACCCATTTCTTTAATTTGACCTAAATCTAACAATGGTATCCACACTTTAAAATCTTTTCTTTTTTGCCATAAAACATCACACACTTTCAAAATAAAGTTCTGAAAATCTTTGTAAGTTTTAGTTCTGTGATTAAATACTATTGTCTGTATTCCCAACCCATCCTTAAATGGTTTCTTTATTTTATTAATGACTTCTGAATCCAAAACTGGCAAATGATATGGTTCTATAGTTCTGTTTAATTTTTTAACAAACTCATCACTAAATTGTTTTTTGGCATTCTTCAAAACCAATTTCTTTTGAGACTCAGTATTTACATAACACTTTTTCATTAAAGATATTCCCTCACACTCTCTTATAAATGCTGGGTATTGCCAGTTACAAACCTCTGGCACATCAAACCAATGACAGTAACCTAATACTGGTGGAATATGGTGCCACTCATTACCAAGATAGTTTGCCAGATTCCAAGTGGTTTCTGGTAGATGACTAAATATCAAATCAATGTCTTTGAAGTTCCAATTAACCTCATCTTCATAATACTTCCAATGTATGTTGAAATCAGTATCTTGTGTTTTACCTATTGTAGTGTTTCTTTCTCTTCGTATCTTGTACTCTATCCCATCGTGAGCAGAAACAAGTCTACCTTCTTTATCAGTATCTTTCTTTACAAAAGATGTATTAAGAGAAAATTTATCAAAGTGACCTCTTGTTGTTTGAATGTTTTGTGGCCATTTTACTTGAACTACATCAACATTGTCAATTTTGTCAAATAATGTGAATTCTTTTGTTGTCAAAGGCAAAACCAACTCCCACCATAAATCATTCCTTATCTTATTTAAACCATTAATCATTTTATGTATGGTCTGAACATAGGAATCTTTTTCTAATTGCTCTATGTCAAATGTAATATTAGGCCATACTAATATTCTTTTCATTTTTCGTGGTTCACCACTACCTTTATCAGGCTTTGGTTTCTCAAATAAATTGACATTATCACCATACATATATGTCAACATTTCTCTATTCAAACCTTTTTGTTTCATGTTATTTCCCCACATTCCAAAATAAAGCGTTTTTATTTGCATACTTTTTCATGAAAGACCAAGCCTTACTATCGTAAGTTAACGAACTTGGAAACGGTGGTCTTTCATCTTCTTTACATTCTTGTTGAAATTTATACCTTGATTTATAAGTCTCAGCTCTTCCTTGTTCTTGTGGTGTTGTATTATGACCTATTCTAACACCATACACTTTTGCATCAGGCCAAGCTCCTTGTAAACCACGACTCAATACTCCACTACTCATAACTGTCCAAACCTCTGTTGGATTTAAATTAAGACTCAAAGCTGTTCTTCTCATAGCCTCAACTATTATCGGGTGGTCACCACCAAAAGGAATAAGGTGAGCATTATTTTCTTGACAATAGTATCTGGCTTTTGCCTGTATGTTAGTTAAAAAACCCATAGGAACTTCTATTATGTTACAACCTAATTCAACAGCCGCATCTGTTAACCAATACCTTTTTCCTTGTGGGACAGTAACCGTACATTTTTTACCCATGTCTCTACACGCATATGCCAATGATAACTGAGCATAACCTTGTCTTGGTGAAGCATAAACAAACTCTTCCACATCAGGTTTGTTTTTAACATAGACAGTAAATGCTCTTCTTTTTGTGCCACCATTGAGTAGGTCATCTCGGACTACTCGGAAACCATTATATTCTTTTACAACTGGTTTTGGTAAGTCTGTATCGTAATCTATTTCGTCTAATTTGTAATCTAATATATCCACTAAGGTTTATGGAAGATAAATATTGGTTCATATTTCATAACTTGACCATTAACAGAAACACTATTCTTTACATTACTTTGGTCAACTCCAATCATAGATGCCATCAACATTTTCAACTTACCTTTATATTGCCCACCAAGCGATTCAATAATATCAATAGAGTCTTGTTCTAAAGGATGAAAGTTATCTCCATTCAACTTGATATCGGCAATATTCCAAAGTAAGTATCTATCATTTCTTAGACTTTCATAAGCATTTGTTAATGTTGGTTTTAAAAAGTTTTCTCTCCAATCTTGATACATCGGATAAGCCTTAAATGATTGCTCCTCATCATCTGAATATTGTTCTCTATCAAAGTAAGGTGGTGAAGTAAACACCATATCTAACTTACCTTTGTATTGCTGAAAGTCTGGATGATTTCCAATATGCTCCGAACCCTCTTGAAAAACATGGTAAGTATTTTTTGGTTCTTCCCAAAATGGATTTGTTTCTAACCCATGTTCATTAAAAAAGTCAGCTACATACTCATATCTCGTTCTACCAAGTTCAGGTATAAAATTATCTGTATTTGGATCTGTCCCTATATAATGTATTGTTTTCTTAGATGCCATGGCACCAAGAATCCTACCACCCCAACCACTCGATGGATCGTAAATGTTAAGTGGTTCATCCTGTTCAATGTGATCTGTATATTTTTCATACAATAATCTAGCCGTAAGTGGTGGAAAATTAACTGCTGGTTGTGAGTTCAAACTCAACCTAAATATCTGAAATGCTGATGGAAACAATCTCTTTTCAATATGATAATATCTAATCATAAAAACATTAGTTTTATTATTACCACCCTTAGTCATTACACTATCGGTAACACTATCCACCGATAACTTGGTTTTTAGTGTTGGACACCATAAATTAGTGACCATTTCATCCGTAATTAAACCATCCTCATATGCCTGTTTAATCTCATCAGCAGATATAGTGACATAGGACTTAAGATATTTTTCTTGATGTGATTTTGAAATCCAAATACGATGATTCTTAAATTTAAGTTTATTTTCTTGATAGTATTGTAACCACTCCACGGCACTTTCGCCATTCCAATATGGAAGACCGCCTTTCTTATTTTCTTTTCTGTCTTTAGAAATAGACTTACTAAAGCTATACATGGAGTCTCTACGAACTCCCCTTCTCATAGCTTTGAAAAAAAGGTCTTTGTTGACATCTTCTTTTATTCTATCGTAAATAGAATTAAGACCTACATCACCAACATCACCGATACGAGTTTTAAGCATAGTTGGAAAGAACTGGTTGACACCATTCGCAAACTTATTGAAGTTCTTGATTACATTTCTTTTACCGTCATCAGCTTTTTCTATAAAACCGTGAATATCATACTCTCTAAGTTTTTTGAATGAACTAATTATCTGGTCAATATTCTGACCAACCATCGGTGGTATCCCGCGCTCGTCCCAATCCTCTATTAGATGCTGACGAACCTGTTCTATCCACTCGTCAAGTTGTTCATCGGTTTTTTGAAACAACTCATGATAAGTGATGTTAATTTTAGAATCTATAACACCACTTTTCTCGTAGTAGTATTTACTCATCACCTACTTTTTGACGATACAGTTTGGCATCATGCTCATCACGAGCCAAAAACTTAGTTCCATCTTTCAAGGTGAAAGTTTTGTAATTTTGAAATTGACTTTTCCTTTTCTTTGCCATTATTCATTCTCCTCATCTTTTAATTCTTCTGAAATCCACTCTTCGTAAATCTCATCTATTTGTTCTTCGGTTAATCCTCGTTTGGCGTAAGCTTCTTCTCGTGTCATCATAGTCATAGGCACATCAGATAGATTATACTCTCTACCATATGTATCTACGAATATTGTTTGTTGTAACCAAGTCGGTTTATACTCTCGGTAAGTCATAATAGTTTATCCTTATTAATTTGACTAATTTACAAAGATTTTGGTAATTTGTCAAGCACTTTTTCCTTAAATTTTACAATTCCTTTACCAACATTTTCTTTCCAATCTATACCAGCATCTCCATCTGCTCCATCAGTTATGTATTTGAATGATATAAAAGGTATGTCGTATAAGTTGCACACTTTGGCAAGAGCATATGCTTCCATATCAACAATATTACCTATTTGTCTTTTAAACCAAGCGTATTTTAATCCTGTCATAAAATTATCCCCACTACCACAAAGTCCATTTTTACCTATTGGATTAAAATCGGATTTAGTTTCTATTATTATTGGTGTATCATCAAACGGTGTTTGTCCCATTTCAAAATCAAGACCAGTAGCATCCATATCTCTCTGAGCAAATCTTGTGCAATCCACTAGCTCACCTTGTTTGTATTTGTTACTACCAGCAGTTCCATAGTTGATTACTAAATCATATGGAACAAAACTACCATGTTTACCAAACTTTTGTGTTAGTTTATATGTAGCATTTACCTTACCAACTCCTGTATACAATACCTCGTAATCATCTAACTGACCTTGTGTTTCTACCTCAAGTGCACAAACTATTAATGTTTTTTTATTTACATTTCCATAACCCATTAGATTTGTATTTCCCTTCGTATGTTTAGGTTCGTATGGACACATCAAACAACCATGTCCACAACAATAACCTCGTTCTGTTAAAAACTCTTTTGATAACATTAGTCATGACTCAAATCAATCTCGTGTTCATCCTCATATGTTTTTAATATTCTCTTTACCAAAGGATGTCGGACACAATCTTCTCTATTAAAAGCCATATGATTAACACCCTCTACATTTTTTAGCCTAAACCAAGCATCATAGAACCCACTCTTTTCATACGCCGTAACTCCATTGGCTTTGAACTTATCACATTGTGACATATCACCTTGTATAATCATTTTACAATCCTCTGATATTCTTGTCATCAAAGTTTTGATTTGCATTGGTGAAACATTCTGAGCCTCATCAAGTATCACATAACAATTCTCTAAGTTAACTCCCCTCAGAAAGTTTAGGACACCAATCTCTAACTTACCATCCGATATCATCTTTGTTGCTCTTGCTTTACCAATAATTTTATCTAATATGGTAAATGTGGATTCGTTATATTGTTGTATCTTTGACGACAGCTCACCTGGTAAATACCCTAACTTATCTTCATTACCAACATCTACGGTTGGATTGATAATGATAAGTTTGTGATAAGGTGTTCCTCTTCTTAAGACATCTTGTAAAGCTCTATAGATGGACACATAAGTTTTACCAGTACCAGCAATCCCATGACACAATATGAGTTGTGTGTCTTCGCTTCCTATTATATTATAAAATGTGTTTTGGTTACTTGTTTTTGGTTTGAAATTATTTACAATTTTTGGTATAGCACCAATCGTCTTTTTAGCCATATTGTATTACCGACCTCACATCTAAGTTAAAGTTATCCACTCTTGGAACATATTTTAAATCAACCAATACTAAATTACCAACCACTTTGTAACCAGCTTCCTCTGCTAAGTCATGAGCTGTTTGTAATGTCCCACCTGTTGCTAACACATCATCTACTATTACTACTTCTCCCTCGCCAGGTTGTAATTCTAATGTAGCAGTTCCATACTCTAAGTCGTATGTCTTACTTACAAATTCACCTGGTGTCTTTCCTTCTTTTCTCGCACATATAACACCACCACCAAATTGAGTAGCAAGTGCTGAAGAAAACAAGTAACCGCGAGAGTCTATTCCAATCCAATAATCAGGATTTCTAACTCTCCTACCCATATCAACTATTACTTCTAAAAACATTTGTTGGTCTGCCAATAATGGAGATATATCTTTAAAGTTGACTCCGTTTATAGGAAAATTAGGATACTCTTTTATAAATTTTTTATATCCATCCATGTGCTTCACTCCATAGTTCAGTTGTTTTTGGAAATACTTCTTTCATTTGTTCTAACAACACTTTAGCATACTCTTGTATTTCCCATTGTGATGTCTTTTCATTTCTTAATTCAATAAAATTCATTACGGCTTGAAAAGATGCTGTCCAATATACTTCGGTGTATTGACTCAATGGTAATATCGCTCTAGCCTGTTCTTTTGCAACACCCCTCCGTAACATACCATCATAGAATATTTTGGCGTGTTCTATTGAATCTTTCCAATTTCGTAAACACTCTTCTTGTAGTTCAACCTCACCTTCACTTGCTTGTTTGTTATCATCTGATTGTGCTCTGAATACTGTAGGTATGTAATAATCCTCTACCTCTACATAACGACCACTAATCTCATTCCAAGCGTGGTCTTTAGCAGATGAGTTAGATGTAGTCTCAATACCAACCACATGTTTATACCATTGTCTCATAACAAACTCAGGTGCCTTTATATGAAACTGAACTTGTAGGTGTCTGAATGGAGAATAGTGTTTGTGTTTAGCAAGATAACGTACTAATCTTTCATCGGACTTATCCCACTTTTCTTTTCTCTTACCGAATGATACACGAGCAGAGTTAACCACAGTTAAATCATTACCAAGTGAATCTACAACTTCGATAAAACCCTTGTCTAAAACATCGGATTTAATCATCTACCTTGTCCTCTGTATTTTTTCTTGAACCTCTTTGAGCCAACTCTTGTGCTAAACTTTGTACCTTGCCCTTGTCCTTGTCTTGTTTTCTTTTTGACTTTGGTTACTCTTTCATTACCAAAACCACTTTTAGCTTTTGCCATATAACCTCTTATTTTATGTTACTGATTCATAATATTCTATTAAATCTTCAACTTCATTTTCATTTGGAAATCTACTCAACTCTTTTTTACTGAATATTATACTATTATTAAATTTAACTTCAAACACCCCACCCATACCCTTTATGAGTTTTGCTTTAATACCAAATTGTCTTTCTATTGATTCTCTCAAACTGAGAGCTTGATTTAGGTATCCTCAAGAAGTACAATATTCTATAGATACTTTCATTTTTTTACTCCAAAATTTAGTTTAGGTGAACCAACTTTTCTTTTCAATTCTAGTAATGATATTCTTTTTATTTTATTTTTCTTCATCTTTCAAACAAAGACATACTAACAGGTAATGTTTCTACATTTTCTGAAAGAACGGATGAAGACAAAATTTGTTCAAGTTCTGAAATAGCTTCATTATACTGAACTTCTCCTTGAGTGGACTGTATCCAACTATAAATTACTGATTTTGTAATATCATCAAAAGGTATGAACGCATTAGGATTTGGTGATTCTAAATCAAGACTCCTATCAACGTAAGCCAAACTTGATGTTTCATTAATTGAAGCTGATGCAAATATCTGATAATTAACTGTCGTAATGACATCGTTTAAAGATCCTGAGACAGGTTGTCTTGATAAAGATGTTATTATAGTATTTTCTTTACTGATGTCCATGATTAACCACCAAACACCTTTTTCTTTTCGCCGTGGTATTCGTAGGCATGTCCATTCTCCTTTAGTAACTCATTAACTGACTTCTCATGTCCCTTAACAAATATCTCTCCAAGAACACGACCATACTTACCTCTACCGTGGGATATGATACTGAACTTACCCTCGTCTGAATTTTCTAACAGGTCTTTGACATATGCTTTTGCTTCTAAACCTTTGGCTTTTTCCTCTAAGTCTCTTGTCCTTGATTCCCAAGTATCAACGCCATAAAATCTTATTCTGTTTTTTACCCACACATCAAACCCTAAATCAATCATAGCATCGCATGTGTCACCATCAACAACCCTTACCAACTTACAACTATAACCATGCTTCTTTACTTGTTTACCCATTACTATCTCCTATCTAAAATACTTTTTATCTGGCTTCAAATGACTAACATATTCAATCAACCTACCACATTTTTTACAAGATACCGGTATTACTTTTTCAACACTACTATACATCCTCAAGTGCTCTTCAATATGATTCTCTACTAACTCCCAATCGCGTTCATCATTTACATTTATTATATCTCTATCGACATCTTGATTACAACAAGATGTCACATCTTTTTCATCTTTATTTTTAGGTCTGTCTTTGTATTTAAAGTAATCCCTATCTAGCGGCTTATTGCCTTTTGATTTTGTCATTTAGTTTCTTCTTCGCTTTCTTTAAAACTTTCTTCTTCTTTTCGTGTCTCGCCAGAAGTATCTCTTCTTTTGTTCTACGCTTTGCTTTCTTTTTAGGTTTGATTTTGGTAGGTGGTAAAGTCCCTTTCAAATCTGGTTGTTCTTTACCCTTATGAAAAACTGTTCCATCTTTGTCAACAAACACATTCATAAAGTGCCAACCTGATGGTCTACCAGTTTTGACTCTTTTAGGTTTGTTTTGTTCAGGAAACATTTTGTTCATTCGAACCGTAAGGGCGTTACTACCTATAACAGATGTGGCATCCACACTTACATTACGAACTGGTTCTCCAGTAATTTTACAATCCATGTATGGAACTCCATCAATAAAATAACCACCATTCATTTCAAATCTCCTTTCTTTGTTTTCTAGTTGTTTTTGTTTCATAACAATAATATACTTTAATATAACTATTACTGTCAAGCATTAAATATCAAAAAATTCTGTATCTATTATTTCCATACAGATATACCATTCATTATTTTTTTGTAAAATAGTGTCGGCCAATCTCCATTGACTCTTTAACTCTTCAGTAGAGAACGAAGTATTGACCGACACAACACCG